CATTCTGAAAGATCCTAGTCGCCAGTTAGTTCCACCCGTAGATGTCGAGATACGAATAATAGCTTGACGACTACGAGCACGTGTTCTTATAAATTGTGTTGTCGGTGTTACAACAAAAGGTCCCTTTTCTCTAATCTCGCCGTTCGGAAAGTTTTTAAGTTTCATATTTAAAGTAACACGACCACCATCATTTATTGTAAAGTCTGGGACGATTCTATCCAAGTACATAATGCTATCTCCTGGTCCATACGATGGTGGAGTTGTATCAAACTCCGACGATTCAAGAAAAGCTTCTTGTCTTTGTCCATCAGCTGTATAGATACCTTCGGGTTCATTTGTGTATAAATAGTTATCACCGTCTGCTTCTTGACCAGTTGTTATTATATTTTGGAAAACTTCTTTATCTTCCCATGTTGTAAATATAGTTGTACCAAATGTCCAATAATTTTCAACAGGATTATAACTTACATATCTATCGACCTCTGTAGAATTTTTACTGGGGTACAGCCACGTTACTTCTCTAAACTCTTGGTTCGTACCCGCATACACTTTTTCTTTTTGATCAAAGTTAAAATCATCGTAAACATAACGACGAACGGTGCATGGTAAATTTTTAACAGCACCATCATACACAAAGAAATCTTTGGCACCCATCCAAAATATACGACCATCAAGTTCGATAGCTGCGTGTTGACCAGCAATACCACAGTTAGAACCTAACTGTCTAAAGTTAAATATAAATGGTGGACCAACAAACTCCATAGCATGTACAGCATTGTCTGTCCAAATTAGTGATTGGTTACGAGTGTTAAGCCCCGTGACTAATTCACTACCATCACCTAGTTGGTTTTCTCCTGATGTACTACTAACATTGACACTCCAATTTGTGTAATCGTTTTGGTCTGACCACCTAACTAACATAGGGTCAAATCCACTAGCTACACCATGTGTGCCTAAACAAATAACATGTCTGTCTTGTTGTGATACAAACATAAAGTTAGAAGCACTTGGTGCTGTTGAGACAACTACGGCTCGTGTTCCTGTACCAACCGATTCATCCCATACATAGAGGCGACCTTCTTTTGGTAAGGCTAATAAATCTTCACCAAAATTATCAAGTGACCATTGTCGTAAGGGTTCAGTTTGTGCATCACCAGATATACTGGCTGGACTATTCCATGTACGACGACCAGTAATTGATACACCCGCATTATAAACACCGATACCCCAACCAAGTTCAGGAATATTTTGAGAACCACCTGAGTGTATGTAAAACTGAAACTTAGATCGTGTTGTTATGGTTGTGGTTGCCGACGAAGCTATGGAAGCATTAAACGTAAAATTAGTAGGTGTAGCTGATACAATTTCAAACTGATTGTTTAAAAATCTGTGATTACCACCCACGGTGGCTGACGATACAAGAATAAAATAGTCACCAACATTAGCTCCATGGCTTGTTGACGATACTAATATACGAGTGCTAGAAGCTACTGTTTTATACGTGACACTTGATGTTGTTGATGTTCGTAGTGGGGTAACATCATTGTTCTTACCGCCAGCATAAACATAGAGATGACTTGGTGTACCAAATGAATGATACTTTAATCCCTCGTTACTCGTAAATGAATGTGCTGATCGACCAGTACCAATAAATGCTTGTTGCACTCTCTTCTCATACCCACGAATGTTCTCTGGTTTACCCGCACGGAACCGTACCTTATCACCATTATACCATCCACCTTTGGAGGCATACTGTGTAGACTCTCTGTCTATCCCCGGTCTGAAATTTACATCAAATAGAATCGTATCGGTGGACATTTATTCTCTCCACCTTTCTCTAAGCCTCATCTGGATTAACTGGCCAGTGCCATAGATGACCACTAGCTACAGATGTCATTGTTCCATCACTAGCTGTTGCATAAGTTACATATAATCCTGGAACATCAGTGATTGTTGTTACAGCATTAATAGCTGTCTTCATAGCTTTAGCTTGAGTTCGCACACTGGCTCTCCATGTTTTCCAATCGTCAGCTATAGTTACACCCGTTTCCATTTGACGTGTAGTCATCCAGTCTGATGGGGCTAATACTTTGTATGCATTGTTATCAACTTGTTCTAGTAATTTAGTTTTTAAACCTTTTGTTAACATTGACTTTCCGTCAGTTGTAACACTAACATCTTCAAGCACATGTGCTTTTTTAGCATAATGAATAGCTACGTGATCGGTGTTGACAGTATAGGTTACACCGCCTGTTCCTACATGAGTTCTATTATCTAATGTGCTGGTAATCTGTGTTGGATAAATACCAATATTTTTAAGATCAGCTTTTGTCCATGCACTAAAAATACTACTAGGGTATTGTATACCGTTTATGGTTACAGCTTTTGCACCATTCAGTATCTCAATTACTTGATTGTTTTTTACTATTGCCCAAGACATAATACTCCTTTACGTATGTTTCTATTATTAAATATTTGTTTCATATATACAACCCTATCGTGCAGTTACAGGACTGGTACCGTCCCCAACAAATGGATGTTCTGCCCACGCAGAATATAAAAATGTATTACTTCCATTTGTCCCTCCACCATTATTTAGTATTTTAAAACCATTACTTAAAAAATCAATTGGAAATGAGGAAGCATCATATTCAGCACCGTTAGAATTGGGAAGTAACCATTTAGAAATAGGGTTAAATTTATCTCTTGCATTGTCAACCATAACCCAATTTTTAGAACTTGCATTACATTTAAATATGACTGTTGCTGGTTTAAACCCAGTGTAAATAAACGGACCATCTGCATCATTGTTTCCTTCGTAGCTCCCAAATTTACTAAAGCCATCAACTCCGTGCCAACAATACGCAACATATTTATTAGAACCAGAATTAACTCCAGCATTTGTACCTATTGAAAAAACTGAACTTGTTGGTTCAGTATCATTCCAAATAGTATCATTATCATAAAATGGGTTATCTGTACTTAACTCTCCATAATGTGTCGCACCAAGTGATTTATGTTGCACCATCCATTCATAAGAACCAGCATCTCTATCTTTAACTAATATCCATTCTGGTTTTGCTGATAATCCGTGTCCAATCGTACCAGCACTTCCAGAATTTCCATTATATAAAACGATAGAAAATCCAGCAGTTGTATTAGCTTGAACAGTTGAGGTGATTGAACCATCTTCGTTACTTGCAGTGGTGCCCCCGTTAGCCACCCAGTTCCAACTTACAATTCTATTCCCAACAGCATTAATAAAATTATATTCTCCACAAGAATATCCACCTTTTAAAAATTTTGACATTCCTCTTTTATCATAATCTTGTTCAGCATCATTTCTATCAACATAAAGATGTTTACTTTGACCACGACTAGAATCAACCATCATATTATTATTCGTAGTATCACGATTTTTAACCCAAGTAAGTGCAGTTACACCTTTATCTGTTTCTGGCATACTTTCTTTGGTTAGTGCTTTAAAACCAGTAGGAACACTATGAAAAAAGTTTCCAATACCATCTTCATCTGCATTACCACCTGCCGTCTCATTACCATTAAATGTACCGTTATCACCAAAGTTCCAAATAAAATTAATACCAGATGCATTTGTCATAGCTGCAAAGCAAGCTGATTTTGAACTATCAAAAGTTGTGCTTCCAAATAAATTACCATCATCGTTGTAAAACGAAAGTGTACCATTATCTAAATCTAAAGCTAAACCTAAGACATCACCTGATGAAAAAGAACTTGAATCACTTGAAGTTTTAGTTCCATTATGATAGAAACCTTGACTTGAATGACCTCCATGAACATACCAATAGCCCGAACCTAAATTTGAACCACCAGTATAAGCATTTCCACTTGAATAATTATGTAAATCTTCTTGAGCATAACAACCAAAATTAACAGTGTTACCTCCACCAGTGCTACTAAATCTTACCTCAGCATAATATTTGCCTGAACCCTTTGGTCGTAAAGTTGAACACATAGGATAACCACGATTTATTGCAGTTGTGGCAGTTTGTAAATTACCTTCACTTAATGTTTGAGAATAACTAGGATTATATGGTCTCATTATGGGTAGATTATTTGTAGGTGTGTCAGTTCGTTGATCAGATGTTGTTAAACCACTAGAGCTAAAATCATTTGTGTTTCCACTGGTGTCGTCTCCTAATGCTGAGTCTGTACCAAACTGTAATCTAAATCCGTTACTCCCATACGTAATACCACTTAGTTCTTTCGGTATCCATCTACCTGTTGCAGTATCCGTAATTCCAAAATTATCTACTGTGGTAATTACACCATCACAGTAATTAAATTCAGCAAGATACCCATCAAAATATTGACCTGTTGAATGTGATGTACCTGAAACTCTTTGTGTTGTACCATCAGATAATCCTACAACATCTGTGTTTTGACCTGGGTTACTATCAGAACTCCAACTCGTTATTTGGTCACCATCAATCCATACCTTTGACCTGTCAGTGGCTGTGCTTTGACTTGCATCAATCTGCCAATGACAGTGGTACCATTTCGAAGAATCTTCAAATGTCATGTTTGTTACTTTTTGATATTCTGTGGTTCCGTTAGTTAAACGAAATACCAATCTATTTGATGTGTCAAATCGTGCTAACAATCTACTAGATGGAGCTGCAGCAACATGAATCATTTCTGTTCCAAAACTACTACCTCGTTTAAACCACCAAGAAAAAGTAGCTTTTCTTTTTTGGTCACCTGTTCCACTATCTTGAGTTCTTGTTAGATAAGGACTGTCACCATCATTAAACATACAACTTTTAGCAATCGTGCCATTATCAGTAAACGGTACAAACTTACCAACACGTTGACCCTGCCCATTGCCAGAATAAATTATTGGAAAGAAATGTTCTTCGCCATTTGTTATTGTTGGTGCTGCCATATTATTAACTCCCTAAATTTTTTGTACACAAAGCCTTAAATCCACTTGGCACACTATATTTAAAATTACCTATTCCATTACCATCACTATTACCACCTGCTGTTGTAGCACCAGCAAATGTGCTATCTTGTCCAAAGTTATATGTAAGAATACTATGTGCACTTATTTGATATCCTTGATTTATTGGTGTATAACTTGATGATGCAATATATGTTGAACTCCAAGTTTCATTTGTACCACCAGCAGGGTCTCCAGAACCAACATAAGTTCCATTATAACCAAGCCACATTTTTTTATTATCCATATCTAAAGCAAACTGCCATATACCTCCTGGAGCACCAGCTTGTCCTGTTGCTATTGCAGAACCACCTTGACCTTGTCTATATTGGTCATTTGTACCACTTGAATTAGGTTGAATACCATTAAAGTTTAGTGCATAAATTGATGAACTACCACTACCAGCTAAAGTATGTAACTGTTCCGTATCTAAAATACCCCATATGGTATATGAGTCACCACTATTCCAGTAACTTTCCCAATACCATTTACCAGATGACATAGACATACTTGCACCAGCACCAACATACCAACTCTTATTTGTATTCATATCTAATTTTAAATTTCCCTCTGAAAATTCAAAATCTGAATCAGTTGTCATTACTGGATTAAAAGTTGCAAAGTTATTTGTAGGTGAATCAAGAACTTGGTCGTGTGCTGCAAGTCCACTTGTCGTGTAGTCATTGCCATTTCCTGATTCATCATCTCCTAAGTCAGAACTATCTCTACCATCAATTTTAAATCCGTTTGTTCCATAACTGCCAGTGTATTCTTTTGGTATCCAGATTCCTGAATTATTAAACTCGCCAAAGTAACTAGGGTCATAAGCATAGCCATCTAAAAAATGGATTTCTGCCATATGCCCATCAAAATACAGTCCATCTGACCCAGGTGGTCTAATATAATAACCAATACTATGTTGAACTGTATTATTAATATAACTATCAGTATTTTGTGAGGGATATGCAGGACTACTACTTGCACCAGTTAAATCTGTAATTCTTTGACCATTTACATAAAGTTTCACTCTTTCAGTTGATACAGCATTACCAGAATCATATACAACTACATAATGATACCAAGCTGATGGGTCTCTAAATTTTTGAGTTGTCCTAACATCAAAATCATAACCTGAACCAGTCCATTGATATAACATAAATTGGTCAAGTGACCCATATTGTATAGCCAAATAACCTCCACTTGAGCCTAAAGGTGCTGAAAACAACATGCCGTTCTGACCTGAGTTACCTTTTTTTATCCACGCACTCCATGTCCATTTATCTCTATCACTAGCACTACTAGGAGTTCTGTACATATAAGCACTGTCATCGTCATTAAATCTAATTGACTGGTCTATTGTGTATGTGGTTGTGCCTGATCCAGCTGCACCTGAAAGAACATTATTTTGAAATACCATTTATACCTCTTGTATTATTTAACATCTAGTGATGCCGCCATATGCACACTAGAACTTGATAACACAACGTAGTCAATACGGTCGACGGCAGAAGCTGTCGTTGTTAATGTCGGAGCCGTGCCTCCAACAAACTTGTAAGCACTATTAAATGATAACGTCCTTGATCCACTACCGTCCTGACGAACAAAGAAACTTCCAGTTTGTCCAGACTGAACATTCGTAGGAGCACCTAAATTTCTGTTACCACCTAATCTAACATCAAAGTTTTGACCACTGTTGAAATTTACTGAGATCGTTGATGCATCAGTTAATGAAACAATATCAGCAACAGCTGACTTTGTGATTCTAAGTTGTTTACCCAGTGAGTCAACAGCACTAACTGATATGGCTGTTGTTGCAAATAGTTTAGTTGTATCGGTAATTGAACTACTAATACTTGTTGTGATAACTCTTGTTGAATCTACAGCTGTAGCTGATACCGTACCACCCACTGTAATAGGACCAACCGCACCACCTTCTGTAGATAATGCACTGACACCTACAGGGTCAACAGAGTTGTGAACATTAACACCATCACAATAAATAAACTTTGAACCACCACGAGGAGCAATAACATTTGTTGTCGTTGCGGCTGTTTTTATTTTAACTGTATGGGCACCACCAGTTGTTTGGTTGTCAACAACATATAATTTTTCAACACTAGGAATTACTATAGTTGAGTCAGATCCTAATGTTCCTTCAATTCTTAATACAGCATTTCGAGACTGATCGGCTGCACCGTTACTTGCAGTTAATGATGTTGTGGCTCCGGTTGTACTGACAACGACTACACCACCAACGGCTTCGTCAACCATATCAATAACTTGTTGATTAAGACGATCACCCCAAGTGTTTGCATTTTCACCATCAGCTTGTTTCTCTAATCTGAGTCTAGTTGTATACGTACTGGGCATAATTAATTACTTCCTTTTACTAATGTATTATCGCCTCCAGCTGGTGAGGCATTGTTTCTCATATCATCTTGTCTTGTTCTTCTAGCTTCATTCAATAAGTCAGTAAAGGCTCGTTGATACTCTTGTTCCCAAACTTGAGCTGCTGAGTAGTTCTTCATGAACATACAAGCTTCCTTCATACTAGCATAAAACAATGCATTAGAACAATATTCAGTAAAGAAATTCTGTTGATGCACTGAAGTAGCTGCTGTTGGTTGAACGATATAAGACATTTCACAATCATAAGCCGACACGGGTGTAGGAGCTATGAGTAAATTATTAAAACCAAAATTTGCATAATATCTAGGCACCCCCACACTTGTACGTTGTGGCCAATAATCATTTAAATATTCGTCAGTCTTTTGTAATAAATTTATACGTGTACCATCAGACTTTATAATATTCAAATTTTTTATAATTAATGTGTTTACAGGTTTGGTAATAAACGGATCACCAATAACCATATTTGATGTTGCATATTGAACAACACCATACGAATCTATTTCTCTTGTTAATCGTGCTTCAGCTCTTTCTATAAAAGCTGGAATGTCACCAACGAACTCTGTGCTGGTATCTTCACTTGTTGTTTTAATTCTGTTTACTAATTGGTTGAATGTTATACTCATATCTTCTTAGCCTTCCATATTTCAGAAGTACCACCAAAAACTTTCGGTGTCCATATTCCTCTTATGTGTGTTCTAAATCTAGCACTAACTCCTGTTAATACCAAGTTACCATCACCGTTTATGTTTGGTGATATAACTCTTGTTCTAATCACGGGTTGGAAGTTTGCTTTACCTCCCATACCTGCGTGTATACTACACTGATAGTATAATGTAGTCGGACCATCGTTCGCAACAAATATTTGTGTATAAGCTCCAGGATTACCCGGAGTTCCTACTGTATAAACATTAGTTGAAAAAAGTGTGCTTCTACCTTCATCTAAATAAAATCGTAATGGATGACCATCATTCGTGCTATCAGATTGGTCAAAGGTATAAAGTGTTCGACCTTTAACAAGATTTAAACCATACTGTTGTTTACCATCTATAAAATATTTGTTAGCTCCTCCTACATTTACAACAGTTACTCTAAATGTTTTACCTTCACCGTATATAACTGGATTAGCTCCAGCTCCAACATTTTCATTTCCTGTAGCAAATGTTATCGAATTACCCGATGCTGATATAAATGGTCCTGCAAATGTTTGAGCCGTGCGAGAAACAAAAGAAATATCATTTCCTGTTATAGGAACTCGTGTGCTTATTTTTTGCGAAACACTACGTAAAGTAGTCGTTAAAGATACTCCTGTTACATTACTTGTTTTAACAACTTCAACGGTTGCTGATCGTAAACTAAATCCTATATTTGCTCTGGTAACAGATACACTCGCATTAGCTGCTGTAGCTACACTACGAAGAGATAAACTTATTCCTACGTTAGTTACAAAAGCCGTGCCCGGAATAGTTACTTCGATAGAACGAAGAGTAGTAGATAGTGAAACTCCTGTTACCGTAACCGATCGGTCTACAACACTTCGGTTCCATGCACCTGAGTTCCAAGTATTTCTACTGTATCCACTAGTAACCACAGACATAGACGATTAACCTCGACTATGAAAGTGTGATAATAGCAGTGGCGGCAGCAGCAGCTGGGAATGAAATAGTAAAAGTACCGTTAGTTGATACTTTATCAGACCCAAAGTCTAAAACAGCAATAGCTTTATTACTATTAGATGAATTATATATTAATGCTCCTCTAGCTGAGAATGTTGTACTTGTAAAAGATATATCAGCAAAATCAATAATTGCTGTTCCACCAGAAGCAGATGTACCACCGAGTGAAATAGTCACACCAGTTAGTGTGCCTCCACCAGGAGCATACCCACCACTTGATACAACTTCATTGGACGTTGAGTACGCAGTCGTACCCGCAGACAAAGAAGCCGCACTTGTGAATAAAGCTATCTTTAAGGTATCAGTTTTAATCTGATGCCCTTCTTGTAAAACTTCCGATTTAAAGGAATTACATACAGCTTGTGTAATGGCCATTTTTAGTTACCTCTCTTTGTAAATGTTGAATCATCAGGACTCCATCCAGCATCACCAGTTGTAGCTAGTACAGTATCTGGACGTGCATCCCTCAAGTTTTCATCGTCATTAATCCTTGGAGTTTTGTTCTGCGGGTGATCCAATATATTATATCGACCATCCGTTTCCGAAGCTCCAACAACCAACCCCGTCGGCTCTTTGACTCTCTCAGAGTATTTAAATCTAAACCCTGATCGATCGCAGATAAAGTATGCATACTTACCTTTTGCCATTATAACCTAAACGATGGCTTAATCAAAAGACTAGCTCTTTCTTTATCTGCATACATTGCTGATGTTAATTCTTCTTCGTACATTTGTTTTAACATACTAGCTCTTTCTGATGTAATGCCTGGTCTTTTGATAGACATTTTATAAGCTAAGCCAGTAGCTAGACATGGTAAGAATCTAAATGGAACATCAGGATCTTGGTCGGACTTTGTTACATCTTCAACTTTGTTAAAGCTAAAGTATGACAATATTGGTGTGCCACTTGACGTTGTAGCATCAGGGGTAGGCCACAAATATAATTCAGCTGCATCTCTTAATCGATTAACAGCATACTGTGTTGGTCTACCTGTTTGTGTCTTGTTGGTAATTCTTTGATAAGCTTCCATAGTAATACGTTCTAAAGCTAAGTCTGTGGTTGTTGAACCACTTACTGTTCTATGGACAAGTTCAGTTATGTCTATAAGTGAAGTTGGTAATGTGTATTTAGCTGTGCCACTTGTTATATCCAGTGTGGCTAGGTTTTGTTTCCATAGTAATATACCACGGTTCATCCAATCGATAAGGAGAAGATTAAGTGTACGTCGTGCTTCTAGTGGTTCAAACCCTAGTGATTGTTCACCACCTAACATGGCCATAGCTTCGTCAATTACATCAGCTATATCTAGATTGAATGTTGTTGTTCCTGAAGTTGCCATATTATTTCTTCTTCTTTTGTTTTAATAAGTTCTCAAGTTCTTTGGCTTGAGAGGCATGAGTTTTAGATGCTTTTTTAAGAGCACTTATAATTTTACGTATTTTCTGTGGATGCATCATAATTACCCTCTAAATTTATTTGAGAATGATGGATTTACTATACCACCAACATTGTATTTAACTTTACCACCACGAGCTTTTTTGTTCTTTTGTTCTCTTTCATAAAGGTCTATAAGAATGTCACGAGCTTTAGGGTTTTCTTCAATAGCCTTCTTAACATCAGGAGGAAATGGAGGTTTAGGTTTAGCCTTTACATCTGGCTTTTTTTTCTTTGTTCTTACATAAGTCGGTAGTGAAGACTTTTTACTTTTTCTTTTTTTAAGTTCCTCTTCTGTAATTGTTATACTATCTAACATTTCGTCAGCCCTATCAGATTGTAACATCTCTGGATATTTATTTTTATCTGTCATCGAAATCAGTTCCAAATGATGGGTTGGCTGTTCCTCCAGTAAAGAATTTACTTTTAACTTTACCACCACCAGCCATAAGTAGTTTTCTTTTTCCTGGTGTTTGTAACAAGTCTTTAGTGCTAAGAGGGCCACCACCACCGCCACCTCTTGTTGGTTTGTTCTCTTTAAGAAGTTTATTAAATTTATTAATTAAGCTTTTTTCTTTTTTAGTAGTTTTCTGTTTTTTATATTTTTCAAAAGCTTCTTTCATATTTTTGTTAAAATCTGAAGGTTTGTTTTTATATTTTTCAAAAGCTTTTTTCATATTTTTGTTAAAATCTGTCATTTTTTTTTATCCTTATCCGAATATAAATTATTAAATGTTGTTTCCCAGTCCATATAACTATCGTGTTGTTCTGCGGAGTGTTCCCACTGTGACGGTACAAAGTCTGGTGGTCCTTCTCCTA